CATCGAGGTCTGCGTAGCCACGGTTCATGTCGTAGTTCATATCAGTGATGTTGCCACTGATTTTGTCTTGGCCACCGAATACGTCACGGAACTCGGGGTCAGCGTATTCTTTAACAGCGCCTTTGATTTCAGCCAAAGACGGGCCGCTAGAGCCGCCGCCGCCAAATGTAATCATCCCAGAGGCACGAGGATTAAGGTACCGCCCGGGGCCGAACATTGTTGAGAATAGGTTTCTCATATTAGATCTCCATATTATAAACGTGGTAGAGAAGCTGGTAGGGCTTACCTTTGTTGCTCTCTAGATGACGAAGCCTTCGTTCCCAGCCTCGACGGCCCCACACTTGCATTGAATTGCACCCGTTCTTCTTTGCGAATTCTTCGAGTGTTGTATGATGAGCGGTCCAAGTGTCCCAGTCAGGGACTTGCCCAGCGCAGGTCATAATAAGCAGAGACTTGCTGTGTGCGCTGGAGGTGAACCTAGTGACTATTACGGTTATCACTTGACCGTCTTCGTCTCGGGTTAGCCAGATGTGTGCCTGTTCAGACAGGGCCATGAGGCAGATTGAGAAAGTATCATATTCACCGATTGAGTGGTGAAGGGCGGACTCTATATGAGGTTCAAGTAGAGGCCAGAGTTTGAGGACTTGAGGCGGGGTTAGGAGGGAGGACTTCATCTTCTTATGATGGATGATAAAAAATTACATATCCATCTTTACCAGAGCCATAAGCCACGGAGCTGGCATATACAGATGCAACAGAATTCCCAATCCCTCCGAGACTGTATGAAGTCCCAGTGTTTGCTGCAATTCTATTTGTGAGGGCCGTAGTAGCGTCGCCATTAGCGTCATGGTTTTCATTCCAAATAAGTTTTGACCCTATCTGGTTTTTTCCTGAACCACCGCCACCCGCTCCGTGGCTGTATCCCCCACCTGCTTCGCCGCCGCCGCCGCCAAACCATCCAGCTCCGCCACCGGAACCGGCGTCTAAATCACTGTCTTGACCATGGCCGCCCTGCAAGGCACTACCATCTTGCCCTAAATACGGAGCGTAATATACTGCACTACCCGCCTTTACCCCCCCCGCCGTGGTTGTACCATTATCACCTTGGATCGAACTTTGACTCCCACCCAGGGGTATTGAAAAATAGGTGGATAGAACAGCTATATCCATGGCATTTATGCCGTCTTCTTCAATACCGCCTCCCCAAGCCCCTGTTCCCCGATGATCGGATTGAGCCTCGTAGCTATCGCCCCCGCCCCCTCCGGTAATAAGTAGAACATTACTCTGGTCTTTAGTCGGGCTTGTGGCATTGTTTCCGCTAAACAGCGCAGTATACCCGCCACCGGCCGCCTCCCTTGAATAAGCTGGGTAGAAATTATGTCCGGTAGAAATATTGCGGCTGTTAGAAGCACCCCCTCCGTTAAATCCCCCGGTAGCCGAGCTTCCGGCTGTAGCGTTGTTAGAATAGCCCGCACCGCCGCCTCCTACAGAAACATGTATTCTGTTTACACCAGAGGGTACAACAAACTCAAAGGCCGCCTTTCTGCCCTCTCCTCCCCAAGACATACCCGCCCCACCTGTGCCCCCTGCCATCATTCCATAAATAGTCCCGCCGGGAATGACATTTAAATAACCATCCCCAGAGCTGTTCCATCTCAAGTAATTTATACCACCCGAACTACTTTGATCTGCTATGTTCCCTCCCATCGAAGGGTTTGCCAGATCCCATCCAGCAAAAACGGATGATCCGCTAGGCCCACGGCGTGAAAAACCTTGAATTGACCCGCCACCGAAAGACGATAAAAAGGGCATTTTTAGACCTCTTCCACTGACATTGTGACAAATACAGCGGTGACCGCAGCCTCAGAGTTCATAAAGCTGGTGCAGTGCGCTTCCGTTCCTGTCTGTATGATGTAGGCTACGCCGTCTGTATCATACCCAATAAGGTTATACATTGAAGGTACTCCTCTAGTTAAGCGTACTGAGTCTGGCTAGCCAGCACAGTGAAAGTAGCGTCAGCGGTCTTGATGATCGTGAATGTATATACGTCGATCCCAGAGGCGTTGCCTTCGGCTGGAGCGGAGCCGCCTGACCACTTTGGTGTGACCGCTGATCCGTCTACTTGGTAGGTGTTGAGGTAGTAGGCCGTTGAGCCTTGGGCCATCAATACGCTACCAGTAACCGACTGACCAACACCCAGATTTGCGTTCACGTTGCTGAAGTTGATTGTACGGTTGGCTGTCTGGTTTGAGCTAAAGAAAACTACGCCTTGAGTGGTGGTGTCGAAAGTAGCTGTCCCACTTGTGTTTGAGGAGACAACTACCTTCTCGAACACTTCCTCAATGTCCAGCGTACCGTCTACAGTAACGCCGTCAGTGACCGCTGTGCCTGTGATGTTTACGCCTGTTGTGCTGGTGGTGATTCTTTCAGCATCATTATGGTAGAGCCTAACTGCACCATCCTCTACACATTGAAGCATAACTTCGTTGACTGCTGGGTTCCAGACTTCAAATTTACTTGAACTTAGCCTTAAATTGCCTGTACCTGTGTCCTTGATATACGAGTTTGACCCATCATGGTAAATCTGGAGGTCTTCATCAGCACCGAAGGTGGCCTTGACGTTGTCTTCAAATCTTAATTCTTCAAGACCTGATTTCCATTCAAGTTTAGCGTCTGTGCCTGTGTCCTCGTAAAAGCTGGTGTCGCCGTTATCTGCAATCTGTATACGTCTAATGCTTGCAGTTTCTGTAAAGGAATTAGTGCCAAATCTGAGTAACTGTCCTTCTAGTTCCAAGCCACGCAAGTTAGCCGCACTAGGCTCTACGCAGGTAATTGCACCATATCCTGATCCAGATGTTGCTATCTGTGCGTTTAATTGGCGAATCCCTGATATATCAATCTGCGCACCCTCAGCAATCACAGTACCCGTGATGCCTACACCTGTGCTGAAAGATACATTCCCAGTAAACGTACCACCAGCCAGAGGCATCTTAGTGGCAATGCTGTTAGTGACTGTAGTCGCAAAGTTAGGATCATCACCTAATGCCGCTGCTAGTTCGTTCAGCGTATCTAGTGTACCCGGTGCGCTGTCTACTAAGGCCGCAACCTCAGTGGCTATAGTTGCCGATGTAGCCAGAGGAAATCCCCCAGCCGTGGAGCCGTCGTGTACGACTACTGTGTCTTTATCTGTATCAACCGTGACTTCGCCAGCTAGACCCGTGAAGGAATTGTGCTGAGTGGTGGTGCCACGGCGTAGCTGAAGTGCGTTTGCCATTGTTTAAATACTCCCGAAGTCAAAATCGACTGATATTGTTCCGCCTGTGATGGCGACATTGTTTGCGGCCTGTGTAGCCATAGTATCCAGTCCGAGGTTTGTACGAGCCGCTGGTGCGCTAGAAGCTCCAGTACCGCCGTCCGCAATCTCTAGGTCTGTGATACCTGTGATAGAGCCGCCTGTGATCGCCACGCTAGTGGAATTCTGGTTACCCATGTCCCCGGTAGGTGCGGTAATGTTGACCCAAGAACTTCCGCTGTAGTACCGCATGAATCCTGAGGTAGTGTCGAAGTACAGGTCACCGGCTACTAGAGAACTATTGTTGTTACGCTGTGTGGGTGCAGAGGACTTTGGCCCTTGGTATACGTCAGAGAAGTTTGTAATGTCAGTGACGTTAGTAGCCGCTGTAGTTACATCACTTGCGATACCCGCCACTGCGGTTACGTCACTATCGATGTTTGCTACTGAGGTGACATTGGCGTTATTATTCGCCACTGCGGTTACATTAGATGATATACCAGCTACAGTAGTAACGTCAACACTTACTGATGCAACTGTGGAAATATTTCCGGCAATAGACGCCAACGTACTAATGTTGTTGTTAGGTGTGATCTGACCGACCACTGTATTGATGTTCGCATTGTTATTTGCCACTGCCGTAACGTCGGACGAGATACCGGCTACAGTAGTCACATTTGCCGCAATAGGGGCTACTGCCGATACATCTGAGCTTATAGCCGCCAATGTTGATACTGCGCTACTTACCCCAGCCACTGTAGTGACGTTGGCGCTTATTCCCGCCACCGTATTAACATTTGTGATAACATTGGCTACGGTCTGTATGTCCGCCAGATTGTTAGCCACAGTGACGATGAAGCCATTAGGCGCTCCGCTGGTGCCTGTGGCAGCGTCTGTAATGGCCCCGAAGTCATATATCTGACCGGCTACGAAATTACCTGAACTAAGGTCATTGGCTACATTAACGAGATCCCCGATGTTGGTAACAATCGTACCTATATTAGCATCTGTCGCCCAGTATTTGGCTGAGTAATTAGTTCCATCTACTGTACCGCCGGTGTAGCTTGCCCAGTCTTTAGCTGAACCAATATTGCCTCGGATAACTGTACCGATGGCATATTCTTTGGCGGAGTATTCACTCTCGCCTGTAACAGTGCCTGTAGTTTTAGAGGCCCACTCTTGTGCCTCGTCCTCTGATGCCTGTGCGTTAGCCGCAGATCCAGAGGCTTGAGCCGCTAATGCAGACGCCGTAGAGGCGCTGGCCGCAGCCGAAGTAGCAGAGCCTAAGATCGAATCCACATATAATTTGTTGGCTGCGTCACCATTGTTAGCTGGATTGGCTAGGCTGGTTATGCCTTGGGAATTCATGTTGATTGCACCAGACATCGTACCGCCAGTTGTGGCTAGACGGGTGTCTCGCTGCGTATCAACATATCCTTTGTTTGATCCATCAGAGTTTGCTGACGGCGTCGGCATGTTTGTGATCTTGTTGTTGCTATCGAGATCAATATTACCAGTCATTGTACCACCGCTCAAAGAGAGCTTAGTGGCAATGCTATTGTTGACCGTTGTAGCAAAGTTAGCGTCGTCATTGATTGCTGCGGCTAACTCATTGAGTGTATCTAATGCAGCCGGTGCAGAGGATAAAACGAGTGCTACTTGTTGGTCCACATACGCTTTTGTCGAAGCATCAGTAGGGTTCAGAGGAGTAGAAAGACCCGTAATGGTAGACGCTGTTGTAGCGTCCATATCCAAGCTACCGTTGATCACCACATCGTTGAATGTTGAAGATCCGCTGGAAGCGGTTACGTTACCCGTCACATCCCCGGTCACCCCGCCCGTTACAGCGCCTGTGAGGTTACCTGTAACATTACCCGACACGTTACCCGTGAGGTCTCCTGAGAAGCCTGTAGAGGCCGCCACAGTAAGGCCTGTGATGTTCAGGGGGGTACTACCACCAATTACACTGTTGTTGATTGTGCCGCCGGATATAGTGGCGTTGGTCAGGTTGGCTGAAGTGTTGGCTGTCAGTGCTGTGAATGTACCCGCAGCGGCAGTAGCCCCACCAATTGTAGTCCCGTTAATAGTACCGGAAGTAATTCCCGCATTTGCAATTGTGTTGGCTGCGCCGGTAAAATTCGTGATGCTATTGAATGTAGCAGAACCATTAAAGGTAGCGGCCCCAGTATTAGTCTGTGTACCACCCACAGTCATATCACCGGATATTGCTGCGGATACGGTATTCATAGACCCGGATAGGTTTGTGTCTTTGAACTTAAAGGTAGATGAGCCGAGATCTACTGCACCCGTGATACCGGGTTCAATAACAGAGCCGGTCTCAACCATAAGCATCTCACGCCATACAGCGGAGCCTACAGTGTTGTTGATACATATATACCAGCGGTCACCGCTGTAGTTGTACCAGTAAGATCCTCGACCATAGCCATCGTCTGCGTCATCCCCATTACCGGGGTTCGTGGTAGCCGCTAAGTTATTCTTACCGCCGGTACCGCCGTTTGCGCTGGGAAGAAATCCAGTTACAGAGGTAGCTAAATCAATTTTAGGGGCATTACCTGACGTGCCGTCGTGGGTATGTCCTCCAGTACCAAACGAGTTGGCTAACTGGTTGAACTCCGCATTCAACGGTGGCGCAGTGATGTTTGCGCCGTTAATAATTTGTGAGGTAGATTGCCGGGTATAGCCAGCCATTATCGTCTCCCTGCGATACTGAACTCAAAGACGATGCCTTGAATGGAATAAGGGGCAAAGTCGCCTGAGGTTACATAGGTTATTTGTACAGAGTTCCCGCTGCCTTCGATGGGGGTGTTGAGAATAGGCTTCTCAGACCCACCGTAGGTAACTAAGGCTGCGTTGTAGTCGATGCCCGGTGTACGATATTGCACAGGCTGACCTTTGCTCTCTTCGCTGTATGAGGTAGGGTTTGATACGTCTGGGGAATACCAGTCATATATCACCGCAATATTCATTTCGAGTGGACCCTCGGCCCGGATGAATGTGTTAACCTTCCGCATAATCTTACGGACCTCAGTGTCCCCAAAATCAAAGAATGGCGTAGAGTAAACTGCTAAAACTGGATCTCCGGCAAACGTATTACCACTTTCTTGCTGGTACACCTTACCGTCGTAGTCTCCATGAAATACGAACTCAGATCCGTTTATATATCCTGATGTGGTACATGATGCCCGGATTCCTAGTAGCTCACCAAACTCCCATCCCAGACGTTGGTCCGATGTCCTTAGTCCACCTATGATACCAAAAGCATCTGCCAATGATGTGGTGGGTTCAGAGATGAAGTAACGGAGTTGAGACTTGTTTCGGATCACACAGCCACACAAATTCTTCAAATTATACTCGGAAGGCAACTGAGAGATCGTAGTCTGTATACGCTTGGAGATTGTCTCTAGTTCAACGTCGCCAATACGAGAAGTACCCGCCACAGGGCGTAGCCCATCTGGTGCTAAGAATACTAGGTCACCACCAAGCTCTAATACGCTGTCTCGGGCTACACATCCCACATTGGCTGTAACTTGCTCGAGGATGAAGGGCACATTAACGTCTGAGTTAGTTATAGCCTTCTTGATGGCGTTTTCACCGAAGATAAACAGGTTGTCTCGGAAGGGCTTAAACTGCACTAAGTCATATCCAATAGGAAGCTGACCCGCACCTCCTGCCGCTGTCCAATTGTTCTCGTCCCGAGGAGTGGAATAC